GCTCGTGGAGAACTACATGCGCCTGTTCCCGGTCAATCCGTCTAAATTCTTCATCTCGGATAAGCGCACCGAATTCCTGCGCCTGGTGGTGACGGAAGAGAACGTCAGCGGATACCTGGGGAGAGCGATACCCTCAATAACTTACGCCAACGCGTGGGCGGGTGGTAAGCAATCAGTGAGGGCAATTGCGTCATCATGGTCGCTCCTAGTGGGGAGAGGAGCCGACCAATCCGTCGTCCGCGAGCACTGCATCAGAGACATCGCCGGCCTAACTCGAGCTCCACGCCAGCACATCGAAGCGGCCCTCAGGACCCCCAAGTCGTTTGGGGGGATTGGTCTGGAGACTGGGCGGGGCAAGTGGTTCCGTGTCATCGAGGAGGAGATCGAGGAGGCTCGGTGGGAAACGCGTCGGACAGCGAAGACCGACCCGGAGAGAGTCCCAGACGCGGTCAGGAGCCTGGCCACCATCAACATGAGGTCACACGGTGGGGTCTTCGGGGACCGCACGCTCGCCTCGGCGGCGGCGGACGCGATGCTAGCCGGCGTCCAGGGGCCCAGTTGGGGCGCGGAGGTGGACACCAAGGCCAGGTTCGAAAAGGTCAACGATGAGCTGTCTCTGGCCCGACAAATGGACGGCAGGGAGATCAACTTTTCACCGCCGAAAACACGCGTAGATGGGATGTTCCTCGCTGGCATGCTCCGAGCTCTGTTGAAGAGAGGGTGGGAGGCGATGTCTGTCCTATTTGATGCCACTGATGTCGATGTGGCCGAGAGGAGGTATCGCGCTTGGCCCCGCAATGTGTGGTTCGACTGGGTCACTGGCAGAATCGGCCCAACCCCGCATGACGCCTGGGGCCTGGCGAGTGCAGTTTCGCAGGCAATGAAGAGCGACATGGGTGCAGCCATCACGGTGCCGGCGGGTAGGATCACTCGGGACTCGATCCGACAGGGGCGCGGCTGGAGTGAGCTAGCTTCGCTCGGGCTCCGGCTGGGCGAGAAGGCCTGGATGGGTGGCTGAGAGGAAAAACTTTTTCAACGGGATGGTTCGTTGCCAACTGGCGCTCCATAACCGTGTTAGCGGAAAACAACAAGTACATAGTTGGAGTGATGTAGGGCCTCTCCCGTACGGGTGGGGTCAGGTAGGGTGCATTGCGAGGGGGTTACCCCGGGGCGTTCACGCGTCGTGTCATGAGACCACTGTAAAAATACCTAGAGTGCGCCCGCGGC